TTAAAGAAGTCTCCAAAAGTTCCTATATCTTCTATATCGGCAACAAATGTTTCTCCTGTAGCCCCACCTGCTACACCCGCTGCAAATCTTTTTATGCCAGCTCTATCGTTTAATTTTTTTGCTTGAAGAGCTGCTTTGTAAGCATTTGCTCCTTTAAAGTTAGCATATGCACCAGCCTTCTTTGCTTTGAGCGCTTTGTCAGCTAATTTAGTTCCTATTCTAAAACCAGCACCACCAGGTATACCTATAGTCACTAAAGTTTCTGTAAGTTTACCAGCTAGTCTACTTTCAGCTGCCTCATCAAATGGATTGATCTTATCAAAAAATTTTTCTATATCTGCTGCCGTATTAGAATCTGCTCCAAGGTCCACGAGCTCTGCACCTAGAGATACCACACCTTCAACTGTTTTGATTAATCCTGAAGCTATACCAGCACCTATGGCTGCAAATAAACTAGTTTCGTTGTTCTTTTCTGCTTCTGAAAGAGGGACAAATTTTGCCATTTATCCTCCTATATATCTACGTCGTCTTCAACGGCAAATCTTTTTTCTAGTTCTTTTCTTTTTTCTTCTCTAATTTTAGCAAGGTCTTCACCAACTCTTTCTGCATAAGTTTTTTCTGTAGTTTTCTCTTCTTCTGGCAAAGTATCACCCTCTATGTCTAATGTAGACACTGGAACTAAATCTCTACCTTCTTCTGTATCAACTAATTTATAAGTTTGTTTGTCTAATAAATTATAGAAAAATTTACCTACGTTGGCTTTGTTTGCTTTAACAAATTGTTTTCTTGCTTCAATACTATTAACATCAAAGTCTAACGGAGTTCCTAAACGTTCTGCTCCATAACTAGTAGCTAAAACTTTTTCTGTTTCTAGTTCATATTCAGCTCTCGCTTCAGCTAAAGTAAAATCATTATCATAAGTTGGTAAGTATGCTTTAATTAAAGCTTCTTTTTGTCTATCTTCTTTTTTACCCATAGCTATATCTCTTTCAGCAGCTAATTGTTTATCCAATAATCTTTCTTTAAAAGCTCTGTCACCAGCTAGCTCTCTTTGTCTTGCTTGTGTATCTTGAAATCTTTGGAAAGGATTTTGAAAAGCTTGAGCAACAGTTGATATAGTTCCACCTTGTGGTGGTCTTGAAAGAAGATCTAGGCCTCCAGATATTAAAAGATCAGGCACACCTGGTGTCGCCAAAGCTCTTTGAAAAAAACTATCTTTCTCTGAACCTACAGGAGCGTTCACTGGTTCTCGATACCTGTTACGCATGCCATCCATAATACCCATGTTTTCGACGTCTCCGCCCATTCTAAACATCGGTCTTTTTAAAATTCTACTTCTCATATTATAAGTTTAAGTTAATTTTTCCAGGATTTGTTACTGCTCCGTAGATACCCGCTAATGTTGAACCTACACCAAGAGCTGTTTGTAATGGTGTTGGGTTAGGAACTGATTGAACAGTAGTTTGACCAGGGTAGCCACTAATTAATGATGCAACACCAGATCCAAATCTATTTAATCTATCAATAGGTTCAAATGCTTCTAATCTTCTACCCTCTCTTGCCGCGTCTGCTTCTGCTTGAGCTTGGGTTTGTTGGATGGCGCCCAAACGACCCAACTGTGAAACATCTGCTCTTTGTAAACCAGGAAGTTGTGAAGCTAATCCTGATTGAAACTCTCCTAAACCTAATCTAGATCTTGATAGAGCTTGTCTATTTGCTAAATCTTGTTGTCTTCTACCCACAGCATCTTGGAAACCTCTTTGTAATAATTGCGCTTGTAATAATGCTCTTTCTCTAGCAGCTCCAGTTCCAAACTCTGAAAGTTGTACTCCTGCTCTGCCAGCGCCAAGCACACCTAATTGTGCTTGTTGATCTCTAATTGCTTGTTCTTGTATTTGTCTTTGTCTATCAAAATCTGTAAGTGTAGCGTCAATAACTTGTGATTGATATGGAGACATGAAATCTTGAATTGAACCTGTGCCTGTCCCTGCACCAGATCCTAACATGGCCTCCGCACCAGCTATACCAGTAGCTGCTTGACCCGCTTGTTGTTGTGCTGCTGTTACAAATGGTTGAAATGAGCCTATGCCCTGTTGTGCTAGAGTTATAGCTTGTGTCTGTAGTGGGTCTTGCGCTGCAACTGTAGGTGCAAATCTAGATGTATCTAATGGTACAGCTGTCTGCGCCGTTAGCTGTTTACCAAAGTCGGTTGCTAGATCTTCTATAAATTGTGGTGGTAATACTCGTGATTCTGTTATTGCCATTATGCTACCTTATTTTCCAGTTGTTTCATTGTTTTATACATCAGATCTGCTCCCTTATCAACACTTCCTCCACCTGCCGCTCTTACTGCATCAGCTGTGAAAACAAACTCATTCTTGGATAATCTAGCGGGAACATCGTCTGCTTTCTCTTCTTTGCCTATAGGCACAAAACCACCACCTCTTAAATCCATCTCATTACCACCTAAATCCATCATACCACCCTCGGCAGCTGTAGCTCTTTCAATACCTTGTTTTTTACTCATTCTATCAAACTCTTCTTTAGCTTTTTTAGCTGCATCTTCTAGGGATAAACCCATGTCTAAATATTTCTCAAACAGATTCTCTAAAATCTTGTCGTTTTCTATGTTAGATGCCATCATGATTCCACCTTCTGCCATGTTGTTTACTTTTAAAATATCTCTTAATACTTTGATGCCACCAAAAGGTTTAAGAACTGTGCCTCCTTTAGTATCGTAACCTAATCCTTTTAAGCTAGATATTTCATATTTGGTAAGTCCACCATCTTTCATTTTCATAATACCACCTTCTGCTGCTATAGTTCTTATTTCTCCTAAAAACGGATATTTAGTTTTTAAACCACTAATGTCCCCAGCCGCGTAAGCGTCTTGAACTTCTTTTCTAATTGCTGCAACATCAATACCTGTTTTATCAGCTATTAATTTAGTTACACTATCTTGTTCTTCTTGTTTTGGTGTCATAAGACCTGATGCTACGGAGGCTGCTGTTATACCAGCTAAAGCTTTTTGTGTTCCACTAAATTTAGTTAGACCTTGTGGTCCAAAAATAGAAGTTGCTAGTTTTCCGACTGATGGAGCAAACTGTCCTCCTGTTCCAAGAATACCAGAGAAAGCAGCTTTACCTGTTGCTAAATTTGTAGGTGCTCCTACTAAAAAAGGTTTTAAACCTCCTGCTGCTTTTATTCCAAAACCAGGAGCATAATATAAAGCAGCTGCTGCTAACGCAGCTTTACCTAAATCACTTTTAACAACTTTCTTAACTGCTTTTTTGGCTTTCTTAAAAACTTTTTTAATAAAGTAAGATGGTATACCCGTTTGATTAACAGCTTCACCTGCACCACCTAGTGCTTTTAATAATGCTGCTTCATCATCATTAATATATGCTAATGATTCGCCCGGAGGTGCCATCATCTCTGCATCTTTTACGGAAACATCACCACCTTCTGCAAAACTACCTTCATATGAAGCAGCTGTACCTGGGTCTGAATACTCACTAAAACCTGTGTCTGCTCCACTGTCATCCGTTATAGAAACTAAATCAGATGGAGGAACATACTCTCCTTGAGAAGTTACAGCTCCAAAATTTGTTGGTGGCTGTGGCTCTGATTCTCCTCGTATAACTCTTTGAACAACAGGTCTAGTTACACTACCAAGTAGTCTTGATCCTATAACTCTTCTTGCAGCGTCAGCCTTACTTAAACCACCAGTTGCTACTAAAGTAGCAACATCTTTTAAAAGACCAGGCCCTTCTCTTTTTACTATTTCTCCTAAAGGTCCTAATACCCTTCCAACTAATGGATTAGAAAGATCTCTTTCTTCTTCTAATCGTGAAGAAAGACCCCCTTCTTCTAATAATTGTCTCGCTATTTGTGATCTAGTTATTGCCATTTTTTCACACTACTTGGTTTTAGGGAACAAATCAAGCGCAGGCATGATTACTTTTACATCCCTTCTAATGTCCTCTTCTAGCACACCTTTTGACTTCCATTCGTCCTCTGTTTTATATATCTCTCCTGTTTTCTTGTGAGATATTGTTGTTATTATTTCTTTTGGTTTTACCTCTAACATTATGATGTTACCTCTCTTGGCTGTATTTGTAGTATTGAAGCTATAACGTGCAGCTCATTCGCGTCAGAGGCTTGTACTTTTAATATCTCACTTTCTTGCATAACAAGAGGTTGAGTTAAAAGTTCCACTGTTGTGTTAGTATCTACCGCCTTTGTTTTAAACAAACTAAATATGTTAGAGCTAGCATCAACTAGAGTCACCGTTATATTACAGCTAGATCCAGCATCGTTAGAGACTAATATTGATTTTACCACAGATACGTTAGCCGAGGGCACTGTGTATAGAGTGGTTAGATCAGTGGTTGTTAAATCCGTTTTTGCATTTATAAAACTATTTGCCATTAATTTAAAAAGAAGTTTTCAGCTTCTACCTCATCTTTTAAGTCTTGTTGATACGTAGTATTTAATTTATTAATGATACCATCAATATCTCTAGCTTGTGACTCTGATATTGTATAATCATATTCTATACTAGGTCTTGTAAATGTTTGCACTATCTTCGCCATTATCTATATCCATTTGTTTTCTGGTACCAAGAAATCATTGTGTACCTTGTTCCTTTTACTTGTTCAACTCCGTGTAAAATTTTTTTACTGTTAAAAAAAATAAAATCTCCAATATTATTTTTAATAAATTTGTCTTCTACAATAGTTCTTCCGCCTTTATAATTTGAGTTTAAATAACAAATACAAGTATAATCATTCTCTTCTACAGCCTCTCCATCGTAATGGTTTTTCATAAAAGAACCATCAGGCCATTTTACTACCTGTAAATAATTAAATTTAACATTATGTTGTTTAGTAACAAAATCTATTAGTTTATCTCTAAAAGGAATTTTTTCATCTTGTAATAAAAAAGTATTATTCCATTGTTTTATTTTATCTTTGTTAGATTTAAAATAATCTATAATTTTTTTACATTCTTTTTTTGAAAAAAATCCCATAGCTTTGTTAACCATCTTTGCCATTATCTTCTACCATCCGGTTGTATGTCTAATCTAAACGTTCCAATTTTCCAATCTTGACCAGTGCCTGTATTTTCTACTTTTAAAGCTACTGCTCTTCCTCTAGCTCTGGTGTCAACCTTTGTTGTTGATGATGTGATAGTAAAAGGCCCTAACGAAGAACTAGCCGCTGTATCGTTAGAGTAGTTTTTTAAATTTAATGTAACTTGTGTATTACCTGTTTGAGATACAAAGTCAGGTATAAATCTTCTAACCTTCATTAAAAACTCTCCATCTCCTCTAAAAGTTGCTGTTCCTGACACCTGTCCTCTTTGAAGTTGTTGAGTAATATCAAAATCTCCTGATAATATATTAGCTGTGATTGCAGTTATTGTTCCGTTTTTATTTTGATCAGTTCCTGTTTCATGTTCATAGTAGGCTGTTCTCCCTTCTGTATTACCCACAACATCAAACGATGTATCAGTGTCGGCATCATAATCAAGAGCATGAGGTAAACCAAACACAGCTGAATCTTTCCACATAGTTCTATCTAATGTGCCAATAGTCCACACAGGTCTTTGTGGTGATGAATCAAAATAATTATAACAAACCATTTTATTTACAACAGAGGATGTTGCTGACGGATAGAACCACATAATCTCACCAAACAAATTATTAAGTCCTGCAGATATCATCTGATTACCAGATGATATATTAATATCATCAAATACAAAGTCCTCTACTAAACATGGGAGTGATTCTAATTTACCGGCGTATCTAAAGAATCCGTTTTCAGATAACCAGTATGCTGCACCATCTACCTCTACAACAGCATTTTGCCCTGCAAGTCCACAGTTTGTACCAGCCTGTGTAAATGCAAAAGTAAATGGTTGACCAACAAAACGCATTAAGAATAACGCAGTATCGGTATAAACATAAATTGCATCTCTACCTCTAATGGCTCCTCTGATCTGTGATCCGTCGGCCAGTCTCTGTGTGCCGGCTGTGTTGGTGGCTGTTGGCGCATACGTGTTAATATCCTCTTGGTCCGAAAATCTAATAAACATATCGTCTTGTGTAGTTTTATTACCGATAGTTGTTTCTGTTCCAAAAAACACCAAGTGTCTATCCGGTGTTGATACTACCATGTGTCTTGAAGCTGTAGGAGCTCCAGATATAATCGTGCATCGTGTGTCGGTAGCATTGGACAAAGAAGAATCCCATTCAAACACTTCACCATCATGAATTAAACAAATAGCTTTATCACCAAAATTATCCAGTGACCACATGCCAGGCTCTAATACTAAATCTCCGGATGCTGCTTCTCCCCAAGCTACGAAGTCAGTTGTATTCGTTACAGTCGCTCCGTCGCTGTGAGCGGCTCTTGTTGTGCCTCTTACAGCTCTGGTAATCCCTGTTAAAGTTGTGCCACTTGTGACACCAGTGTAAGATATTTCTTCTGTTCCTACTTTTATAAAATTTGTTCCTGAACTTGGAAACTGTGATGCATCGGCTAAAACAATACTAGTGCCTGACCC